ACGGATCAGCGGATGAAGAACACCGGGGAGTCCGTCGGCGAGCCTTGTCCCGGGCAGCCGGGGGACTCCCCACCGCGCGTGCCACGATTGTAACATAGAAGGATGTCTATATGGCAGATCCCGAGAAGAGAGTCTGGTTCGCGTTCCTGAGCGAACGCTGCGAGTACGACCTGGCGGGGATGGTGCGCGAGCGCATCGCTTACCAGGCGGGGAAGCGCGGCTACCAGCGCATCGAGTGCGAGTACGGGCGGACGGACGTCCGGCGGCTGGGGCTGGCGAGGGTGTTCAAGCAGCTGACGACCGCGCCGAAGGACACGCTGGTGATGCTGGACATTGACCACGAGCACGACGACCACGTGATCGAGCGGTTGGTGGCGCACGACGTGGGGGTGGTGGCGCCGCTGATGTTCCGGAGGGGCGAGCCGTACGAGGCCTGCGCCTTCCGGGCGGGCGTGTCCGGGGACATCCACCACCTGGCAAACTTCCCGCGTGGGCTGTTCGAGATGGCGCAGGTGGGGACGGGCGCGATCGCGATCCAGCGCTGGGTGTTCGACGAGCTGGACCGGCGCGGGCTGGGGCCGTGGTATTTCAAATACGACTACCGGGTGGGGCCGGGGGGCGAACTGCACATGCCGAGCGAGGACATGCACTTCGGGGAGATTTGCCGCCAGGCGGGCATCCCCCACTACGTGGATACATCTTTTGAAAGCCCACACGTGACGCTGGGCTTCGTGGACAAGCAGATGCACCTGGCCTACTGGGCCGACCACCCGCCGGCGGAGGCGCCGAGCGCGCTGAGGTTGCCTGGGGATCCGCAGATTTCGCAGATGGGCGCAGAGGGGGCGAGGGAGCCGGAGACGGACGCGCCGGCCATCCCGCCCATGGGATGGGAAGCATGAGCCTCGTAGACATCATCATCCCCGGCTGGGGAAACTTCGACCTGACGCGGCGCTGCCTGGACAGCATCCGGTGCAAGCAGCCCGGCGTGAGCTACCGCCTGATCTACGTGGACGACGGCAGCGACGACCGCGCCGGCCGCTGCCGAAGCTGGGGCGGTTCGACCTGGCGCTGTGCGTCGAGGTCGGCGAGCACCTGCAGGCGGAGTTCGCCGAGCAGCTGGTGGCGAACGTGGCCGCCTGCGCGGAGGTGGTCTTCTGGTCGGCGGCGCACCCGGGGCAGGGCGGGCAGCACCACCACCACGAGCAGCCGCCCGCATACTGGGAGGCGCTCTTTTCCCTGCACGGCTACGTGACGCACCCGGCCGAGGCGGCGGTGCGGCGCGCGATCGCGGAGAACGCGGAGTGCCAGAAGGTGGAGTGGCTGATTCCGAATGCGAGGCTGCTATGTGGACCCGTGACCCGGTGAGAGTCTGGATGTACGAGGCGATCCACGCTGTTCTGGCTCGGGTGCTGCTCGTGCCCGTCCCCCGGATGACCGGCAAAGGTCAGCCGTCCGGGGGACCCGTCCGCGAGATGCTGGAGATCTCGCCCGTGGCCGCCTCGCCCCTGCAGGCCATCGTGGCGAGGGTCTGGGGGCCGGAGGTGCAGGTGACGGAAGCGCACTACCCGGCGGTGGACGCCGAGCGCCTGCCCTACCCGGAGGCGGCCTTCGACCTGGTGGCGGCCGACCAGGTCTTCGAGCACATCCAGCGGCCCTGGCTGGCGGCGGCGCAGGTCACGCGCGTGACGCGGCGGGGCGGGCTGGCGGTGATCACCACGCCCTTCCTGCACCCGGTGCACCGCGCGCCGCGCGACTGCTGGCGCTTCGGGCCGGAGGCCTGGCCGGTGCTCTTCCCGCCGGAAGACTGGCAGACGCTGGAGCTGGGCGGGTGGGGGGATGCGGCTTTGATCGCCTGGGAGTACGCGCACAACCGGCAGCTTTCCGACCCGGCGCTGCCGGGCTATACCGGTCCGCGCGCCCCGCAGATGGCCATCCCCGGCTACGGGCCGGAGCAGGACGACGGGCTGAACCCGATCGTGGTGTGGTGGATCGGGGGGCGGAGATGAGAGTCTGTCTGTACACGGCGCTCTACTCTGACTACGACGTGCTGCGGCCGGTGATGCCGCAGGCGTGGGAGGGCGGGCACGCGGACTGCATCGCCTTCACCGACCGGGTCCGCCACGGAGATCGCGTCGAGGGCTGGCGGGTGATCGTGACGCCGAGGCCGGAGCCGAACCCGCGCATGCAGGCCAAGTATTTCAAGCTCAACCCGCACGCGTGTTTGGCGGACTACGACGTGAGCGTGTGGGTGGACGCCTCGCTGCGGGTGCACTCGCCGCACCTGGTGGCAGACCTGGCTAAGTACGTGAGCGACGACGCGCCGGTGGCCTTCTTCCCGCACCGCTGGCGCACGACGCTGGCGGACGAGCTGGCCGCGCACCTGCCGCTGCGCAAGTACGCCGGGCTGCCGATCCGCGAGCAGGTGGCGAGCTACGCCGAGCAGGGCTACCGCGACCAGACGCCGCTGCTGGAGTGCACCTGCCTCGTGCGGCGGCACCACGACCCGCGGGTGGTGGAGCTGGACCGCGACTGGTGGCACGAGTGCCGGCGCTGGACGTACGCCGACCAGCTCTCGCTGCCCTTCCTGCTGTGGAAGCTGGGGACGCCCTACACGCGGCTGCCGTTCAACCTGGACGAGCAGCACTGGTTCCGCTGGGCGACGTGGAGGGACGATTAGGGCGTTCAATAGAACGCCCCTACGGTTGACTCCCGGCGCGCAGGGGCCTATGATAGTGACAGCCCTGGTGAGGGTGCCCCCCTCACCCTCGCCGGGGTGTGGGGCAGGCACGGAGGCCTGCCCCGACCGAACGACCCGTTAGAGTCGATGAGACCGGGGTCGCACATCTTCACAGATGAGCGGCCCCGGTTTTATTTTTCCGGCTTTCAGGTCAGCCAGGGACGGCCGACCTTACGAGAGCCGGGAGCATTGGAGACGGAGATGAGCGACAAGAGTCTGAAAGCGTTTGACGCGGCGGCGCTGGTCGGCGAGGCGGGGGCCTCAGCGGACACGAGCGCCGAGGCCGCTTCGAGCCAGGAGACGACCGGCCCGGTCGTCTCTACGGACGGAGCTGCCCCAGCCGCGCAGACAACGCCCGCGGTCGTGACGCGTGCCGAGCTGCTGGCGATTTTGGATGAGCAGAATCGCAAGTGGCAGAGCATCCTCGACAAGCGGACGGCGGGCCTCACCCGCCAACTGCAGACCCAGCAGAACGCCGAGCGCGCGCTGGAAGCGGCCCGCGCGAGCGGGGTGGTGATCCCGCCCGACAAACAGGCCGAGTTCCTGAAGGCGCTGGCGAAGCAGGGGCTGCTGACGGGCGGCCCTTCGACAGGCTCAGGGGGGCAGGAGGCAGAAGGCGAGCAGGCAGGGACGCCTGCTCCCACAGACCTTGCTCCCACAGACCTTGACCCGGTGACGGCGCGGGGGTACGCCATCGCCGAGGAGTACGGGCTGAGCGCCGACGACCCCGAAGCGGACGAGATCAAGACCGACTCTCCCCAGGCTTATTTCCAATCCATCCGACTGGCCGGGCAGAAGAAGATCAACCGCCTGGCCAAAGGACCCAACCCGGCGCGCATGCCGGGGCTGACGCCGGGCGGAGGCCCGGCCAAAACCGACCTATCCAAGAAGCCGCGCTCGGAGCTGTTGCGCACCGAGGTGCGCCAGGCCATGAAGCGCGGTTAGGAGAATCTCATGGCAGTCACACTGAACGAACTGCTGAAGACGGCCAAGACGGCGTACGCGACGATGGTCATGCAGGACCTGCTGCGCCAGTCGAAGCTGCTTCAGCTCGTGCCGTTCGCCGACGTGTCCGGCTTGCGCGTCGTCGGCTTACGGTGGCAGTCCCTCCCCGCGACGGGGAAGCGCAAGCTCAACGCCGGTTACACCGAGGCGACCGGCCAAACCGAGCAGGTGGAAGAGACGCTCTCGATCTACGGCGGCGACGTGGGGATTGACCGCATCTTCACCAAGGTCGAGGCGCTGTTCATCGACCAGCTCACCCTCCAGACCCAGATGCTGACGGAGTCGGTCACGCGCGGGTTCAACAACGACTTCATCAACGGCGACCACGGGGTGGACCCGGACGGGTTCGAGGGCCTGAAGAAACGCATCAGCAACATGCCCGCGCGCTCTACGATCAACCTGGAGTCGGGCGGGGTGACGCTCGACGTGCTCGCCAGCGCGGCCAATGAAAACAAGTTCATCGACGCGCTGCACAAGGCCAAGACCTACATCGGGGGGGAAGTGGATATGTGGGTCGTGAACGAGGCGGCCAAGATCGGCTTCGGGCAGACGCTGCGCCGGCTCGCGCTGCTGGATACGACCCAGGACAACTACGAGCGCACCTGGGAGGTCTTCGCGGGCGGCAAGATCGCCGACGTGGGCCTGAAGGCGGATCTCGCCACCGAGATCATCCCGACGACCGAGGGCACGGACTCGGTGGGCACGTCCATCTACGGGGTGAAGATGGGCGACGAGACCGGGCTGAATGGGATCCAACTGGGCGGCACTTCGCCGGAGCCTTACGACCCGCTGAACGGCGGGGAGAAAGAGGCCACGCCCGGGTATCTGCGCCGGATGGACTGGGCGATCGGGCTGAAGAACTTCAGTCAGAACTTCTCGATCGTCCGCGTCGCCGGCGTGAAGTTCGTGTAAGGAGGCCACCATGTTAGACGCTAACCTGTTGTTCCACAGTGCGGCCACCCTGACCACGAGCGGCGATAGCTCCAGCCTGAACATCAAGAAGACGGCGGCGGACGGGGTGCCGATCGAGATCGTGGTGACGGCGCTGGCCGGCTCGACCACCGGGCGGACTCTGGACTTCAAGGTTCAGGAGTCCGACACCGAGGGGAGCGGCTACACCGACAACACGACCTTCCCGCAGATCACGGCGGTGGGGCGCTACTACCGCCGGGTGCAGAGCAAGAAAGCCTACCTGCGCCTGAACCGCGTGGCGGGGGCGGCCACGGGGCTGTCCGCGACGGTGACGGCCGGGATCGTCTCCGGCGCGCAGCGCGAGATCGCGGCGTAGGAAAACCTTAGCCACGAATTTCACGAATTAGCACGAATGGGGAGTTCGTGAAGTTCGTGGCGCTATAGGAGAGCAATTAGGAGAGCAATCATGGCACGTCACTTAGTGGTGGCCCAGCAGCCGGGCTACGAAGGCAAGACCTTGGGGGTGGTGTTCCACAACGGCCAGGCGGTGGTGGACGAGCACTCGGTGGACCCGAAGCTCGGGCGCACGCCCGCGCAGGTGATCGAGACGTTCAAGAAGGACTTCCCCGGCTACACGGTCGAGCCGCTGGGGAGCGGCCCTTCGGCTGACGCTCAGGGGGCGGTGAGCGTGCCGGAGATGCCGTGGAAGGGGAAGGATGAAGGCCGCGGAGCGAGGATGAAGGCGGAAGCAAAGGCCAAGGCGGAAAAGCCGAAGGCCAAACCCAGGGCGAAGAAAGCAGCGGGGTGAACTGGCTGGTCATCGCGGGGACCTGGCTCCTGATCGCGGCCTTCACGCTGGCGGGCTGGTTGATTCTCCGAAGGAGAAAACTATGACAACTCGAACACGCGGGCGCGCGGGCGGCGGGGGGCGCGGGCTGACCCGGCCGCAGGTGCGCGACGTGCTCTCGATGCTCTACCCCGAGCAGCAGATCGGGCTGTGGGGGCTGGGCGACAACGCGCTGACGCAGGTCAAGGACGCCTCGCGGCGGCAGAACCACGGCGTGTACAGCGGGACGGGGGTGACGCTCAACCAGCCCGGTCTCAACAACGGCGGCTGCGCGCTCTTCGACGGAACGAACGGCTTCGCCAACGTGTACAGCGCGCAACTGGCGACGGACCTCAACAACCAGGAGCTGACGGCGGCGATCCTGGTGAAGATGTTGAGCAGCACGCCCTGGACGGACGGCAACCAGCACTACGGCCTGCGCTTCGGCGTGGACGGCAACAACTTCATCTCGCTCTCGAAGGGCGCCACAAACGGCCAACTGATCGCCGACTATCGCGCGGGCGGGACGGTCAAGCAGGCGTCGAGCACGGGCAACACCGACCTGGACTGGTTCCTGTTCGTAATGACGGTGAGCAAGGCCGCCGACCAACTGAAGGCGTACAAGTGGCAACTCGACAAACCCGGTGGGCAGATCGGGACGACCACGACCGGCCTGGGCACGTGGAGCGGGGCGCTGGCGGCCACGCTCTGCTGCCTGGGGGCCAGCATCACCACGCCCTCGAACGTGCACAGCGGCTGGCTGATGGGCGGGGCGCTGTGGACGAAAGCGATCCCGGAGCAGGACTTGCAGTACGCCGCGGCGCAGCTCTTCGCATGAGCGACACGCGCGCGTACATCAAGTTCAACCCGAAGGGGGCGCACGGGCGGGAGACGTCGCTGACCGCCGCGTTCGCGCCAGTGGTGCCGGCCGGGGCGACGATGTGCGTGGTGCAGGCGCTGGCGCCGGCGGCGCGCTCGGCGGTGGGGCGGGTGGTCGCGCCGAGTGTGGTGCTGGGGTCGCTGGCGCTCTCGCCCAACGCGGCGCAGGCCATCGGGAGAGTGGTCGCGCCGACGGTGGAGATCAGCACCCCGCCGATCCAGCCCGCGCCGGCCACGGCCGTGGGGCGGGTGACGGCGCCGGGGGTGGTGCTGGGGTCCGTCCTGGTGGCGAACGCGGTGGCGTCGGCGATCGGGCGGACGGTGGCGCCGACGGTGGTGCTGGGCAGCGTGGCGGTCACGCCCGGACCGGTGTCAGCGATTGGCAGAGTCGTGGCGCCGACGGTGGAGATCTCGGGCGGAGGCGCGGCCTCGCCCGTGCGGCGGAGGATCAGATGGATCTATTTTCACTGGCGGAGGTTTTCGAGATGGACGTGAGGAGGGGGGCAGGCACCCGCATCGCGCGCAGCGCACGCTGCGGGCGAGGAGACGCCAGCCCCGACGACGATGACGACACTCTTTGACGTTCTACTGCAGACGGCGCGGGCGCTGGAGGCCTTGCAGGAGGGCGTGGCCTCGGCGGCTTCGAGCGGGGCGACGACGCTCGTGGACCTGCAGCTGGTGGTGCGCGGGTTCAGCCAGGACGGTTTCTTCGAGGGCGGGACGCTCCTGTACCAGAGCGGGACGCCGGCCAACCGCGCCTCGCGCCTGATCAGCAACTACGACGGCGACACGGGGACGATCACGGTCGCGGCGCTGGCCGAGACGCCCGCGCTGGGGGCGCGCTACGGGGTGATGACCAAGCGCTACCCGCGCGAGGGGGTGGTGGGGAAGATCAACGAGGCCTTGCAGGAAGTGGGCGACGTGCCGCAGGTGGACGTCACGCTCACCACGGCCGCGAGCCAGCTCGAGTACAACCTGCCCGTGGCGGCCAAGCGCGACCTGCGCCAGGTGTGGCTGGCGCGGCGGACGGCGGCGCCGTGGGAGTGGGAGCCGGCGTTGCGCGCGCGCACGGAATGGACGGCGGCCGGCGCGGTGGGGGTGCTGCTCTTCCCGGAGCAGCCGCGGGCGCCCTTCAAGGTCAAGTTGGTGTACGCGGCCCCGCACGCGCTGGTGGCCGCCGACGCCGACGCACTCTCGGACTACGTCTCGCCGGACTGGCTGGCGCTCGAGACGGCGGCCAAGCTGGTGCGCTGGCGGCTGGAGGGGCCGGGGTCGGACGAGCGCGACCTGACGGCGCTGCTGAACAACCTGACGCCGCGCGCGGCGCAGGCGCACGGGCGGCACCCGGTGATGGGGGCGCAGAGGTTCCCGGTGCTGCCGTAGCCATAGGGCGAACACACAGGTTCGCCCCTACCGGCCTGCCCCGACAACGCCCCGACGACGACCATGTCTCAACTGACGCTGACCACGACGCTCGACACGCACCTCGAAGGCAACAACCCGACCACGAACTTCGGCGCTCAGACGTTTCTCAACGTGGGCTACAACATCGCGGCGAGGCGGGCGCTGGTGCAGTTCGACGTCTCGGCGCTGCCCGCGAACGCGACGATCATTTCGGCGGTGCTGCACCTGTGGGTGAGCGGCGACGCCTCCAACAACGCCGACACCGTGCGCGCCTTCCGGCTGAAGCGCGCCTGGGTGGAGGCCGAGGCGACCTGGAACATCTGGGCCACCGCGCAGAACTGGCAGACGGCGGGCGGGTTCGGGGCCAACGACTGTGAGCAGACCGACATCGGCGCGCTCGCCCTGCCGGCGGCGGTCACGGACGGCCAGGAGTTCACCTGGGCGCTCACCCCGGCGGCGGTGCAGGAATGGCGCAGCGGCGTGTTCACGAACCGCGGGCTGCTGCTCAAGACGGACACCGAGTCCGGGAGCAACCTGAAACAGTGGAAGTCGCGCGAGCACGCGACGGTCGCCCAGCGGCCGCAGCTGGTGATCACCTACCTGGCCCCGGAGGCGCCGTCGGCCACGGGCGACCAGCCGGGCTACGACCTGACGCTGAGCGACGGGACGGCGACGCTGGGGATCATGGCGGGCGGGGCGGGCGGCCCGGCGGTGGGCGCGATCCGGCGGCTGCCGAGGGGCCCGGGGGTGGAGCGCAAGGTGGTGGAGCAGAACGACTGGACGGGCGGGCGCGGGAACGCGCGCTTCAGCGCGGACCGGAGCCGCTTCTACGACGCGAGCGGGGTGTGGAGCATGGTGCCCGGCCAGGTGACGAGTGGCCCGCTGCTGCGGCTGGGCAAGTCGGTGAACTTCGGGCCGCTGCGGGGGTACGGGGAGTGGCCGGGCGACCTGGACGCGAACGGCAACCTGATGCACCAGGTGCGCTGGAAGGCGCTCACGGGCGCGAACCGCTTCATCGCGACCAAGCTCACGGCCAACGCTGTCGCGACGAACGTGCTGCAGGTGCGGGTGGTGGTGCGGCGCGTGGGCGCGCCGGCCGGAAACGCCATCGTCTCGCTGCGCGCGGACTCGGGCGGCGCGCCGGGGAGCGTGATCGCCTCGGGCGAGGCCGGGACGGGCACGCTCACCGACTGGCTGGCGGTGCTGCAGGAGTTTCAGTTCGGGGGCGGGACGCAGACGCTGGTGAACGGCACGAGCTACTGGGTCTCGGTGGGCGACAAAGACGGGACGGGCACGGCCAGCGACCACTGGGAGGTGCTGTGGGTCGAGAAGAGCGCGGGCACGGCGGCGGCCAACATTTCCACGGACGGCTCGAGTTGGAGCGCGGCGGCCGACCCGCCCCCCAGCCTGGTCTACCGCCTCGACCAGGGGCACACCAACGCCAGCGACGTGCGCTACCTGCTCTTCGAGTACAAGCGCCAGCTCTACGCCGCCTCGCGCACGTCCACGAACACGGGCGCGGTCTACATGAACGGCGACCGGGGGGTGTGCACGGGGACGCAGGCGGCCGGGAAGATCGTGGACACGACCAAGGCCTGGACGACGAACGAGTGGCGCGGGTGCGTGGCGCAGGTGCTGAACGGCGCCAACCAGGGCGAGGCGCTCACGATCAACTCCAACACCGCCACGGAGCTGGTGCTGGAGGCGAACTGGTCGGTGACGCCCACGACCGGGGCGAGCGGGACGGAGTACGTGATCCTGGGCAGCGACCGCTGGGAGGTGCGTTCGGTGCCGACCCTCAACGCCGGGGCGACCGACGTGGCCGTGCTCAACGACATCGTGTACGTGGCCTGCGGGGGCGCGGTGAACATGACGCGCTTCCGGGAATACAACAACGCCGGCGCCTGGACGGTGGAGGAGGCCGACGACGGCACGAACAAGTGTCTGTTCATCGAGGTCTTCCAGGAGGGCGAGACGGTCTATCTCTACCACGCCAGCGGCGCGCGCTTCAACAAGGCTGCGGCCGTGACCTGGCCCACGAACCTGAGCCTGGACAGTTCCAAGCCCGTGGGGGACGCCGGCGCACTCATCACCGGACTGACGATCTACGACGACTCGGTCTACATCGCGAAGGAGGACGCGCTCTACGTGGTGAAGAACGGGATCGCCACGCTGGTGCCGGTGCCGATCAACACGGCGCGGGATTTGAACAACGGGGTGGGGCTGCGGGGGTGGAACACAAACCTGTACTTCCCCTTTTTGGACGGCTTCGAGCGGCTCTTCGGACGCACTTGCGACGACATCGGTCCGAACCGGCAGGAGGGCATGCCGCCCGACCGGCGCGGCAACGTGGCCGACTTCCTGCCGGTGCTGCAGTACGGCTTCGTGGCCTGGGACGGGGGCAGCTTCGGGACCAACAGCCGGTTCCGCCACTCGGCGATCCTGGTCACGACCAGCCCGGGCGGCGACTGGCACGAGCTGCTGCGCTACCCGCGCAAGAACTACCGCATCCAGAATCTGTTTTACCAGTCCATCCCCAAGGTGCCCAACCGGCTGTGGTTTTCGCTGACCGACACACTCAACTCCCTGGTGATGCCCAACAGCGCGCAGAACCCGCTGAACGACGACCAGATGCTCTACACCTGGGAGGGCTACGTGACGACGGCCTGGGTGGACCTGGACACGCCCGAGCTGGACCACTACTTCGACGAGCTGCGCTTGTTCAGCCGCAACCTGTCGGTGGCCACGGGCGCGGCCCTGGCGGTGGACTACCAGCTCGACGCGGCCGAGTACACGAGCGCCTGGGTGCGGTTCCCCCTTGACGCCACGATCAGCCCCTATCAACTGCTGGCGGTGGGCGACGGCAACGTGACCGGCCACCGCCTGCGCTTCCGGCTGCGGCTGCTGGCGGGCGACCTGTCCGTGCCGGTGGTGCTGAACGAGTGGGAAGCGCGCATCAACCAGATGAACGAGGTGCTGTACGACTACGTGATCGACCTGCGCATCGCCGACCGGGTGATGCTGCTGTCGGGGGGGGAATCCACGAAGAGCGCGCAGGCGATCATTGTTCAGCTGCAGGCCTGGCAGGAGGACGCCACGCCCTTGACGATGCGCTGCCGGCACGAGGCGTTCGACAATGTCCGCGGCCATATTGACCCGGTGAGCCTGGTGCCGCAGAAGTGGACGGGGGAGGAGGCGCTCTTGTTAGGGTCGCTGACGTTCAAGCAAACCTAGAAAACCTGGCGACGAATGACACGAATTATCACGAAGGGGGGATATGGGAAAGCCCCCAAGAAGAAAGCCCCCGGCTACGGGTCCGGACCCTACGCCAAGCCGCGCGTCGTGGCCGAGAAGCGGCGGCCGCTGCCGCACGGGCCGAGCATTCTGCGCGAGCGGCGGGAGGTGGCGCGCGCGGGGCCGTTCACGGTGCAGGGGCAGGCGGCCTCCGACCTGGAGGACCGCACCTACCGCGCGCTGCGGCGCCTGAAGTGGGACGACAGCGAGATTGACTTCCAGTTCCCGATCTTCGGCGGGCGGCAGCCGGGCGGGCAGGTGCTGGACTTCGTGCTGACGGCCTTCGGGCGGCTGACGGTCGTGGCGGTGGACGGCGACTACTGGCACAACCGCACGCTGCAGCAGCAGGAGCACGACCGGCAGCAGCGCGCGATGGTGGAGAAGGCGTTCCCCTATCGGCCGTATACGTTCGTGAAGCTCAACTCGGGCGACCTGCTGGACGACGAGATGGCCTACCGGATCCTGCTGGAGCGGGTGGGGAGGGGGGGATAGGCGGACACGCAGATCGGGCGGACACGCAGGTCCGCCCCTACGGTGGTTTATGCCATTACCTTCGGAACTGATCGAGCGCCTGGCGGACCGGTGGGCGCGGCGGGAGCTGGGGCGGCTGCTCGACTCCCTGGCGCGGGGCGCGCGCCTCGAGCGGGGGGTGTGGACGCCGGCCTGGACGGGCCTGACGGTGGTGGGCGCGCTGACCACGACCGGGCGCTACACGCGCCTGGAGCACTTGGTGGCCGTGCACGTGGAGCTGCAGGGCGCGACCTCGACGGCCTCCACGGTGGGCACGACCTACGTCAACAACCTGCCGTTCACGGCGCTGGCGAGCGCGGGCGCGCTGGCGACGGACTTCAGCACGGGCGTGGGCCTCGTGAACGGGCAGATCGTGATCGCGACGACGCGGCTGTACCCGCCGACGTGGGCGGCCTCGGCGGACCGCTTCGGGCTGGACGTGGTCTACGAGGCGGGATGAAGAGCTGGGCGGTGATCATCCCGGCGGACGACTCCGGCCTGTACCAGATGTTTGTGGATCAGGCGAAGGCGTGGGGGCTGCACGAGTTGCGCGTCAGCGACATGCTGCACCTGGAGTTCTCGGCGGCGGCGCCGATCCCGGAGCCGCTGAAGTGGTGGGAAGCGAAGCCACTGCCCTTCAGGGTGCGGGCGCACGTGCCCTGCCCGCTCTTCAACACCAGCACGCAAACGATCCGCACGCTCAGCGACGGCCGGGAGATGGACGTCGTCGCGCGCGACCTGTCCAGGGTGGCCGACCCCCTGAAGGGGATCTTCGACCTGCAGGTGTGGACAAACCTGTGGGTGAGTCACACGGACGTGGACCCGCTATGAGAGCGGCCTGGAGGGTGCTCGTCATCGTCGCCGTGCTGGCCCTGGCGCTCGGGATCGGCCAGGTGGTGGCGCGGGGGGCGGCCACGTGGGGCCGCCCCTACGGGGGGTTGCCCTCGGCCTGGGCGTGGTGTGGCCACTGGGGTGCGGCGAGCGTGTGTGTGCAGGCGACGACGCTGGGCTGGCCGCAGCCGGCGCCCTCGGGCACGTGGTACGTGGTCAGGTGCCCCTGACGGCCGCCGCCACGGTGTAGCGTTCGAGTTGGCGCTGCTCGAGCAGGGCGAGGCGCTTGTGCAGGTAGCGCTCCACGAGCGCCAGCCCATGCGACAACATCACGTCATCGTCGTCCACCGTGGCGGCGATTTCCTCCAGTGCCTCATGGAGGCGGTCGAGGTGCTCGAGTGCGGCGCGCAGGTGATCGGCTTCGCTCATCGGACTCCCATCGTTAGACTTAATCAATCTTATCTTACCCGACTCGCGCGGGCGTTTTGGGCCTTCCCCCTGCCCCGCGCGGCCGGGTAGTGCCACGGCGAGCGGGTCTTCCCGTTCGACTTCGACTTGCGCCCGTTGACCCGCGACGCACAGGGGTTGCAGCGGCCGGTCGAGCCGTTGCTGGCCGGCTCGCCGCACTCCACGCAGCGCTTGCCCTGGCTGTAGTTGCCGTGCTCCTGGGGGGTCGGGCCGTGGCAGGGGGGCGCGGCCAGCACGGCCTCGGCGTCGAAGTGGCACAGGATGGGATTGAAGCGGCGCACGCCCTCGGCGTCCAGCCAGCCGATGACGCCGCGCAGACATTCGGGCGCGACGTCACCGGCCTTCTGGCAGGGGCAGGTCAGGCACTTGCCGTTCTTACCGCGCTGGCGGGTCGGGTTGCGCTTCAAGGCTGTCCATCCATTTTTGGATGACTTCGGGATAGCCCAACTTTGCCACGCCCTCGAACCTATCGGCGCGGCGCTTGGCTTGTAGGACTTCGGCTTGCAGCCTGTCAACTTCAGCCTGCGCACTGGCCAGCGCCCGGTTTTTGTTGAGCAACAGCTCCTCGTATTCTTCCGAGATGGCCAGGCAGTCCGCGCATATCACCGCCCGGCACTGTCCGCACAAATGACTCATCGCTTGGCCTTTCGTCCGCGCTTGGGCGCGGGCTTCGCCTTCCCCGTCGAAGCGGGGCGAGACGGCTTCACCTTCGGCTTGTCCACAGCAGGCCTTCGGCCTGATGTGGGCTTGGGGCCGGGCTTCTTGCGGGCGGGTTTGGGCGAAGCATGCTTCGCCCCTACCGCGCTCAGCGCGGCGGGGACGCGCTTCTTGAAGAGGCCGAGCAGCGCGGCCAGGCCGGCGCGCAGGCCGTCGGGCGTGTCCCAGCGCTGATCGCCGTCGAGCAGGTCGGCGCCGTTCTCGTCAATGAGCGCGTCCATCACCACGATTTTCTTGGCCTTCAGACTCTTGGCCGCCTTCCACGCGGCGCGGATCTCCCACAGCGGGCAGAGCAGATTGAGCAGCGGCTCGTGGTCGGGCAGGAGCGGGGCCAGGACTGTGGCGGCGACCGTGACCAGGCGCTTCAACTCAGCATTCACGGCCTGGTGCTGGGCCTGCACGGCTTTCCACTGCTTGTTGTTGGCGGCCTGGCGCTGGGCCGGGGTCAGCGCGGGCGCAGCGGGCGACGCGTGCGTCGCCCCGACCGGCAGGGCCTTCTTGAGGGCGGGCCAGTCGGTGGTGGCCAGGGCGGCGAACTTGGAGCCGAGCAGGTCGGCGCGCGCGCGCGTCTCGCTCTCGTAGTCGCGCACGGCGCGGGCGGTGGGGACCAGGCGCAGGCTGGCGTGCAGGGCGCGAGCGACAGCCTCGGGGGCGTGCCCCAGTTTCAGCGCGGCGACGGCCCGGGGTTTGTCGTCAGGGTCGCCGTCGAAGAGGAGCTTGAGGGCGGGCCCGCCGGGGTGGCCCGCCCCGGCCTCGCCGGGCGCGGCGACGGCCACGCCGAGGGCCTTGGCCGCCTTCCCCACCTCGGCCCACTTCCAGGCGGTGGACTTGGCGTCGAAGCAGGCCGGGCGGGCGCAGTTGCGGTCCTGCAGGTTGAACTCGCAGCCCTTGCAGGGAGGGAGCACGGTCAGGCCGAGCTTGCCAGCCACGTCGGCGACGTAGGTGATCGGGCCGGTCCAATCCCCCTTCCCCCCACCCTGCCGCCAGGGCGCGTCCCACATCGGGCGGCCGTGCTGGCGCACGGCGTTCGAGAGCGCGTCGTCGAAGACGGTCTCCTTGTCTTCGGCCTTGGCCACGGTGTCGGCGACCTTCTGCGCGACCTGGGGGAGCGAGCGCGCGACGCTGATCAGGCCGCGCGCCAGGCGCTCGGGCAGCGCGCCGGAGTGGACGTGGGCCTGGATGGGGGCGGGCAGGGTCAGGAGGCGCAGCAGGTGGGAGACGGTCGCCTGGTTGGCGTAGCCGAGGTTCTTAGCGGCGGCGGCCTGGGAGAGGCTGAAGGGGGGGGCGGTCAGGCGCTGGAGGGCGTGGGCCTTGTCGATGGCGGAGGGGACGCGACGCTTGAAGTTCTCGGCGATGGCCAGGCGCGCCATCTCCAGGTCGCTCAGGTCGCGCACCTCGGCGGGGATGTCGTCCTTCGACAGGCTCAGGAGGGCGGCGACGCGGTGGTGGCCGACGGCGATCTGGTAGGTGGGCGACGCATGCGTCGCCCCTACCCGCCCGGGGGCGGGACTCCTGCGGACGACGATGGGCGGCAGGGGCGCGCCGGCGGCGTACTCGGCGGCCAGGTCGGCGACGTGCTCGGGGTCGAGCGGCCACATCTGCCAAGGATTATTGGCGAGCTGTTTGAGCGGGATGTCAGGCATGGGGTTCCTCCGTGAGTGGACTCGTGCCCACAGCAGGCCTTCGGCCTGATGTGGACGTGTCCGCGGACACGAGTCAGGGCAAGTGTTCACTGGCGTAGCGCAGCAGGCCGCGCAGGTAGCGGGCCTCCGAGAAGGGGCCGTCCTCGAGGGCGCAGATCACAATCTTTCCGCTGGCGTGGTCGTGGCCGATGCCGACCAGCACCATGGGCGTGGCGTGCTCGGCGACGAGCCTGGCCGTCCAGCGGCGCAGGCGCTCCTCGGTGAGGGCCTGGAGCTCTTCAGCGGTCATGGGCATGGCGTTCTCCTTCGGGCAGCGGGCGCAAGAGCAGCCCGCCCAGGCGGACGTGCTCCTGGCGGGCCGGGCTGAGCGTGGCGATCTCGGCGGCGGCGGGGCGGTACCACTCCCAGGCGGGGGTGAGGTCCTGGGCCACGCGATACCAGGCGGAGTGCATCCAGCCCGGGCAATCCTGGGTGACCTGGCAGGGGATGAAGGCGGGCGTGACGCCGGCGACCTGGTTGACGGTGACAATCGAGAAGCCGCACAGGTCGCAGGTGTAGGCGTTGAGGGCCTGGGGCTTTTCAACCATCGGGATCTCCTTCCGGGTCCACCGTAGAGATGTTCCCGGAGACGTTCCGCCGGAACGTCTCTACGGGCGGCAGGGGCGCGACCAGGGCCAGGAGCTGCGGGGCGACTTCGTGCGGCGGGGCGGGGAAACGCACGAGCAGCCAGCGGCCGCGGTCGAGGTCGAGCGGGATGTTGGTGTAGAGCACGGCGGCGCCGTGCAGGGCGAGCACTTCGACGGCGCCGTGCTCAAACAGGAACTGGGCGCAGGTGGTGAGGGCCTCCCCGAGCCAGCGCGGCGGCGCGGGCGCGGGCGAAGCATGCTTCGCCCCTACGGCGGGCGAAGGGTGGGGGTGAGCGGGGGGTCTTGTCATAAATCCTCCTGTAACGCTGTAACGTGTGTCACGCTGTCACGCTGTCAGCGTGTGAAATCGAAGCGGGGCGGTCGGGAAGGGAAGGGGTAGGCCAGGGTGGCCAGGGCGGCGCGCCGGTCGGCCTTGCCTACACGCCAGCGCCGCCCGCCCCGATTGACGACCACGATCAGGCCGCGCTGGGCGAGCAGCGCGTCGTAGACCTCGAAGGTGCGCGACGAGCCGCCGGTCTTTTCGCGCAGGAACTGGTAACTGGGGAGCCACCCCGGCCGGGTGCCGCGCTCGCGCTCGAGCACCTCGGCCAGGCACAGGTAGCGGTGGGTGTAGAGGCGCCATTGTTCGTAGTGGCCGGTGGGCGGGACACGCACGGGCGGGGTGAAGTCGTAGCGCGGGGTGTCGGCGCGCAACACAAGCGGCGGGAGCTCGCGCGGCCAGAGCAGGGAGCGGTAGATCCAGCCGAAGGCGAAGCCCGCGCCGAGGGTGACGAGGGCGCTGAGAGAGTCTGCCATGCGAGGCCGGGCTTCTCATTCGCCGCCGTACAGGATGGGGGTGTGCGCGGCCCGCGTGGAGGCGTCCGCCTCGGCGTGCAGGGTGACGCTCAAGACCGGCATGTCCAGCTCGCACTTGTAGCAGTGGAGCACGTAGCCGGGGGACGGGTCCACCTCGGGCGGGATGCCGAGGGTGACGGTGTGGCCGCAGGCCAGGGTGATGACGACCAGGCGCGGGATGAGGGGTTCAGGGGTCATGGGAGTCTCCTTGGGGAAAGCCGTAGTCGAGGGCGACGACGGGATCCGTGAACTTGGATAAGGCGTAGAGCAGGGTGGGTTCGAGGTGGCTCTTCAGCCAGGCGCGGGCGTTGGGGCCTTCGCAGTAGGCGAGCACCAGCCGGAAGGCGCCGGGGGCCTCGCCGGCCTCCAGCCGGGCGGCGGCCAGGTGGGCGTCGAAGGTGGCGCGGGGCAGCAGGTTGCGGGCCAGGGCTTGGGCCTGCAACCAAAGAGAATCAATAGTTAATTCTCTTTTTGAGTTTAATGAGTTTTGTGTTGTTAGTGGGTAATAGGCTAGCTCGTTAGCAGGTGATAGGCTAAGGGGGCCTTTTAAGATAGGGTACTCCTCTCCATGCGTGTTAGTGGGTAATAGGCTTGGTACCGCCACATCTTGGGTCTGCTTGGCGGCGCGCGCCTGCTCCGGGTTCCATCGGGCGGGGGCGTGGTCGCGCAGAAACTCCCAGCGATAGTCGCCGCGCTGGCCCAGGTTGAGCTCGTACTCCTGGGCGATGCGCCCCACGGGTTCTCCGATCGGGGTCAGGAGGTTGCCGGTGGACAGGTGGGCGAGGGCGGCCCGGATCGCGTTGATGCTCAGCCCGGTCAGTTCCTGGAACTGGGATAGGCTGATGCGGTCGCGGCGCGTGATGCGCCGGGTCTCCCAGCCCATGATCTTGCGGCAGGCGGCGTCGAGCACCATGTTCTGGGTGGGGGAGAGCAGGCGCATGATCTGGTCCGCGAAGACGTTGGGCTTCTGGTAGCTGTTGGGGACGTGGGTGTAGGCCGTCATTGCGGGCAGCAGGCGCAGTGGCCGCAGTGGCCGCGCGAGCCGACGCCCAGGACCGCCAGCCAGCAGCGGCGGCAGATCCATTTGGCGAAGAAGCGAAGCATGGTCATTCTCCTTTCAGGGTGGGGCGGGCACCGGGCTTCGACCATTCGACAAGCTCATGGCTCAGCCCGCCGCTACAGTGGCTGCCCGCGGAGTCGAACCGCGGCGGGGATTGCTGCCCCCGAGGGGCCGGCTCCCGGTGTGTCTCAGCCAGGTTACAGGCGCGGGGCCTCGCCCTCGGCGCTCTGGCGCAGGCGCTCGGCCAGGGGCGTGGTGAGGTCCCACTCGCAGTGGACGCAGTGGCCCTTCGACTGGCTCAGGGTGTCCGTGGCCATGGGCGCGATCAGGCCGCAGCGGGGGCAGCGTGCTGCTTTTTCTTGTGCGCCCACAGGCTGCCCGGCAACAACAGCTTGCCGCACTCCGGGCAGGCGACCTGCTTGCCCTGGCTGGCTTTTGGGCGGGCGACCCGGTGGGTCGCCCCTACGCGGACGGCGCGGTGGTTGGAACGGGCCGGGGCGACGGTCTCGCCGCGCGGCGGGAGCTGCGCGCGCAGCTCTCTCTGGAACGGGGCCGGGTCGGTGAGCACGGCCAGCGCCTCGCCGAGGGTGAGGCGGATGACGAAGACGGTGGTCGGCTGGGCTTCGATGTGCATGGGGGATTCTCCTTGGGGCAGCGGGCGGGCACAAGGCCCGCCGCTACGTGTGGTGGCCGTAGAGCTTGAGCTTGGAGCGGAAGCGGCGGCGGCCATTCTTGGGTCGGGCGACCCGGTGGGTCGCCCCGACGGCGGGCTTGGCGCGCTTGGAGAAGCCGCGCAGGTCTTCGCGGTTGAGGGCGCGCGTGATCTGGAGGGCGACGGCTTTGCGAATGGCGTAGGCGATCAGGGTCTCGCCGTCGAGGATCTTGAAGTACGGGCCGTGCTCGTCCTGGTCTTCGGCGAACGAGTAGCGCAGACCTTTAACTTTCATGGGGGGCCTCCGGTCCTTCGGCTTCGTCCTTCGACTCGGCTTCGACTGGCTCAGCCGGCTCAGGAGGCTCAGCCGGCTTAGGCTGGCCGATCCAGTGGTTGCGCACGTCGGGCAGGGGAAACTGCGTGGTCATGCAATACTCGTTCACGTGCTTGTAGGCGTTCCAGGCGGGCGCGCCGCCCTCCAGCTCCCAGGGCCAATGCTTGAAGATGGTCTCGGCTTCTTTGGGCGCGGGGGCGACGCCGGTCCGGCTGAGCTTCAGGTGGACGACGGCCGGCTGCGTGGTGTGCGCGGTGATGTAGAGCTCGAGGGTCAGGCCGCCCGGGAGGGTTTCCCGCTGATGGACGGGGCGGTTGCGGTAGGCCAGGTCGAGCAGGTGATCGAGCAGGTGGGTGAGTTTGCGAAAGTCGGGCATCGGGTTGACTCCGTGTTATAAACTGGTGAATAGGAGAGATGGGCGGGGGTCGGGCAAGGGCCCCCGCCCGTTAAGACTCACAGGTACCTGTGAGTCGCGGCGGGCAGACACGCAGGTCTGCCCCAACAGAGACAGCGCCATCGTGCGGCGCGGACTCACGTGGTCCGGGCCGCTTTTGTTTGGGCAACCAGGGCAGACACAGAGGTCTGCCCCTACAAGCGGCACCGGGGGAGGTGGTGATGCAGTCGGCGATGGCAGCGTGGCGGGACTGGCTGGTGGTGTCGGGGAAGAGTCCGACGACGGTGGAGGCCTACGTCTGGGACGTGGGCGCGCTGGCGCGGGCCAGCCCGGGGCTGTTGGGGCTTCGGCAGGCTCAGCCGGGGGACTTCACGAGCGAGCGCCTGCTGGCCTACCTGGCGCAGCGCAAGGAGGGCGGCGTGGGGGAGAGCGCGCTGCGGCGGGCGGTGGCGGCTTTCCGCTCGTTCTTCCGGCACGCGCTCGGCCCTTCGACAGGCTCAGGGTCAGGGCCGATCACGCCGGCGCACGCCCTGCCCTGGCCGAAGGTGCACAAGCGCAAGCAGCGGGTGCTGGACTGGGACGGGGCGCTGGCGGTGCTGTCGGCGTGCGACACGAGCACGCACCGGGGGACACGCGACCTGGCGATCCTGCTGCTGATCCTCGACTCGTCCATCCGCGCGAGCGCGCTGTGCCGGCTGGAGCTGCGCAAGGTGGACCTGGCCAAGCGCCGCTACGTGGTGATCGACAAGGGCGGCGACGAGATCGAGCGCGGCTTCAGCCCGGCGACGGCGCACTTCCTGGGGCAGTGGCTGGCGCTGCGCCCGGCGCACGCGCGGCCCGAGGTGACGGCGGTCTTCGTGGGGCTGGGGGGACTGAAGCCGGGGACGCCGCTCACGCCCTGGGGGCTGCGCGCGATCTTCCGGAAGATCGGGAAGCGCGCTGGGCTGGCCCAGGGGTTCAGCCCCCACGACCTGCGGCGCTCGTTCGCGAAGTTCTCGCACCTGCTGGGCGCGCCCTCGGAGCTGGTGCGCATCATGGGCGGCTGGAAGAGCCAGGCCGAGATGCGGCCCTACACCGAGTCGTTAGGCCCGGGGGACTTCGACCCGTACTTCCCGGTGACGAAACTGCTGGGCGAATAGGGCGAACATCGTAGGGCAGACACGCAGGTCTGCCCCAACAGGCTGTCCCGAGCGCCAAGGGGATCTCCGGAGGATGGGAGGACCCCAGCCGCCCTTCGGCATTGCTCAGGGGGAGCTCGGTTTGTCGCGTCGGGGGACAGCCGTCCTTCGACTCGCGGGGCGCGGCTCAGGATGCAGTTTGCTAGACCGGGGGTCGGGATTGGCACCCTACGGGCCGCCAGGGGGGGCAGGCGGGGCGTGGCGGGGCGTCACGGGGAAACATACATGGTCGCCGCGCGGGGCGTGGCGGGCCTGCTGTGGCCCTTCGGCAGGCTCAGGGGTGGGGTTGGAAAAGGGTTAGCCTTGAATCGGTAACCTACTGTTACCGATTCAAGAAGCCCAGAACGTTAGGTTCTGGGTTCGAGACCCAGCGGAGTCACTGGTCGTGCTATTCGGTGAATTGTTAATGTGCTGGTCACGCCTTTTCCCTGCTACGGTTTCAGGCGCGACCGGCCCGGAAGGGCCGGATAGTGCGACTGCGCGCTCAGTCTTCGTCAGAGGACTGGGCGCGCCTTTTTGCGTAGGCTTGGACTTCCCGGCGGGGGAGCATGTAAGGGGAGGTAGTCTTCTCAGGGTCCAACTGCCTAGCCCCAGGGAACGGGGTATCGTCGTCGTGGATCAATTGCTGAACACGCCGGACGGTGAGGTCGAGAAGTCGAGCTGCTTGGTCTACAGTGAGGTAATCCATATTTCGTGAGTACGAAAATAATACACCCGTTTGGGGTGTTGTCAATTAGGAATTTCAAACGGAGGCGGCCATGCGAGCGACGACTTTGTTGATCCTGCTCTCTGCCCTGCTCGTCTCGGGATGTGGAGGCTGGATAACGGGGGAAGATAACTCGGATGCGATTGACTACCAAGAGGGGCAGGAGCAGGCGGAACAAGCGAAAGACCCTTGCACTCAGGACTTGTTGAACCACGTCCCTAAGGAATATCGGCGCTGCAATGACACGAACAGCGCCGCCGGGTCTATCTCTACGGAGGCCCCCCTTGCCACCGCGCCAGCCACAACCCAATGCCCGAGCGGCTGCACCTTTCATGTGGTGGGGTGCGATATCAAGGGCAACATCTCGTACTCGACGGGCGAGAGAATCTACCATGTTCCCGATGGCGCGTTTTACGAAAAGACCGTGATTGATGCCTCCCGCGGGGAGAGGTGGTTCTGCACCGAAGATGAGGCGCAGGCCAACGGCTGGCGTAAGTCGGAGAGGTGAAAATAGGACTTGACAACCAGTCGAGCGGGTGTATACTAATTGCGTAGTTACGAAAAAGCGGGCACCGATTTGGCGCCCGCCCCGGCCTTGAGCAGTGTTGAAGCACCGCCCAGGGCCTCACCCAAGTCACCGTTGTGAGCGGTGGCAGGGTTGCCGAGATTGTAGCATAGACAGGCGACCTGCCCCTTCGACGGGCTCAGGGTCGCCTGTTTTGCTTGTTCGGGCGATGCATGCATCGCCCCTACACATCGGGTGGGGGCCATCCTCACAGTGGCCTCCACCCGGTGAAAAGGAGACGAGACGATGAACGTGAACGAGATGTTCCCCAGCCGCTACATCAGCGGCGCAGACCTGAACGGCAAGACCTGGACGCTGTCGATCCGCGACGTGGTCGGTGAGCCGATGTACGACGCGCGCGCCAAGAAGCGCGTGCAGAAGTGGGTGATCTACTTCGAGCGCGCGCACAAGGGCGTGATCCTGAACCGCACGATGGCGGAGCAGATCGCGGCGGCGCTCGGCGAGGACGAGGCGGGCGCGTGGGCGGGGCAGAAGATCAGCCTGTACGCGGAGACGGTGACGGCCTTCGGCGGGGAGCACGTGGTGGTGCGCTTCCGCAAGGCGACGAACGGGGTGAGCGAGCCGCCGCCCGTGATGCAGCAGCCGCAGCCCGAGGCGGAGGAGGAGCCGTTCTAAGAGTCACGTTATTTTGCCAACTGGCGTGCTACACTGACAGCGCACCATCACTCAACACGGAGGACACCATGAGAGACCGACCGCACTTTGAACGATTGCTGAACGAGAATCCGAACGCCAGCGTCGGGTTCTCCCTGGCCGCGCGGGCCGTGTACGCCGCCCGCTACGGCGTGTGCGAGGCAGAGCACCACGATACCCCGGAGTGGGGACAGATCGCCCGCGACCTGAAGGCGCGCTACGGCGAGACGCTCACGCCGGACGAGGTGCGCGAGGAGATGGACGCGCCCACAACCACATAGCGCCCCCTGTTGCCATTTTGCGGGCTGGATCGTGCTACACTCAGGCACCAACATCACACACGGAGGACACCATGTACAAGGTCGTAGATTACTTCAACGGCTGGGCGAGCGAGCCAATGACCGAGGCCGAGGCCGAGGCCTACATCAAGACGCACTCAGCCCCGACGGCGCGCGGCGTCGAGGTGGCAGAGGCCGAATGGCGCTTCGATCATCGCTTCAGCGAATGGGCCTGGTTCGTCGGAGACAAGCGCATTTCGTGAAGCCCCCACAACCGCATACCGCCCCACCCGCCCCGGCCACCGCGCCGGGGCTTTTCGTTCCCCCGGATTGACTCGCCGCGCCAAGCGGCGTACACTCTAACCAGCCCACAGAGTCGACGAGACCGGGGCGTGCCAGAGCTTCGACAAGCTCAGCTGGCGCGCCCCTTTTCTTTATCCCGAAAGGAGTCTAACCCATGTCCAACATTCTCAAGTCGCGCAAGTTCTGGGCGCTGGTCGTCGGCCTGGTCGTCGTCTTCCTCGGCGACCGCGCCGGCGTGGACCTGCCCACGCTCACCGCGGCGGTGGCCGTGGTCGTGAGCTACATCCTCGGCACGGCGCTCGAAGACGGCCTGCGCGCCCGGCAGTGATCACCCTGCCCCTGTTCGACACGCTGCTCGGCCTCGTGGTGGTGCTGCTGCTGGGGGTGCTGCACTACATCGTGCACAAGCGCCGGAAGGAGCTGGAGGCGAGCATCCGGCAGCTCGAGTCGCTGAGCGCCGCGCTGGGCTTGCAGTTGCTCGAAGCGCTCGACATCCTGAGGGAGAGCCAGACCCCGGATTTGCAGCGGCGCGTGGACGACCTGAAGAAGTCGGTGTACAAGACCTTCGACGACTATCATCAGGGCGGCATCATCCTCCAGGCGCTGGGCGACATCACCATCGGCGGCGACGCGGTCGGGAGAGACAAGCGTGGAGCGTGAAGCGTCCCAAAGGGATGCTGCGCGATGGAGCGTGAAGCGTGGGGTGGAGGCGGAGACCGACGTCATCCTCCACCGGCTGCTGCGCCACATGACCCTGGTACAGCTGCAGGCGCTGGTGACGGCGCTGGACGGCGTGCTGGCCGCGGGCGGCTATGGCGAGATCGGGATCGTGATGGAGAAAGCCCACACCCGCCGGATCCGGGTGACCATCAGCCAGGACATCACCCCCGTGCAAGAGCTGCTCAAGCAAAAGGAAACCCCCCATGGCCAAGCCTAAACGTAAACGCCTCAACATCAAGAAGGCGATCAAGCACCCCGGCGCGCTGCGGCGCAGCCTGGGCGTGAAGAAGGGCGGGAAGATCCCGGCCGGGCGGCTGCGCGCGGCGGCGAAGAAGCCGGGGACGATGGGGCGGCGCGCGCGCTTCGCCGAGATGCTGAAGTCGTTTACGAAGAAGCGCAAGCGCTAGACTCGATGAACCCATTTGAAGGGCCAGCCCTGCGTTGTGACGACACCAGGGCTGGCCCATATCAAATTTGATATGCCGTTTTTCACAGATGAAATCAAAGGCCCTTCGACAGGCTCAGGGCGCGGCCTTGAAACACGGGAACCCACGCGCGCGGGGCGGGAAGCGTGCGGGCGCGGGCCGCAAGCCGAAGGCGGCGACGCTGCTCAAGCGAAAGCTGGCCGACCGGCGGACCACCGAGGCGGGATACGCCTTCGCGCTGTTGTGCAAGTACATGCGCCACGCGCCACGCGGGAAGGCTGAGACGATGGCGCAGTCGGAGTTCCGGGCGGCGTGTGCGCAGCGCGTGCTGGATCAGGTGCTGGGCAAGCCGATGCAGAGAGTCGAGCAGTCGGGGAGTGTGAAGCTCCTGGTGGTGCCGAATGATGGCGACGCCTGACGTCGAGCGCGTCAACTTCGCCGACCTGTGCCGGTTCGAGCCGAAGCAGGTGGCGGCCGCGCGCGCGGCGGCGGCGCACAAGTTCACGCTCTACGGCGGGAGCCGCGGCTGCATGAAGTCGCACTGGCTGCGCTGGTATCTGTTGAAGCGCATCCTGCAGCGCGCGGCTTCGGGGGTGCTGGGCGTGGTCAGCGCGCTGTTCTGCGAGGACTACCCGGTGCTCAAGGACCGGCAGATCGGCAAGATCGAGCGTGAGTTCCCGGCCTGGCTGGGCGAGCTGAAGGAGAGCCAGGCGCACGGGCTGGGCTTCCACCTGCGCCCGGAGTACGGCGGCGGGGTGCTGGCGCTGCGCAACCTGGACAAGCTCTCGAAGTACAAGAGCGCGGAGTTTGCGGACATCGGCGTGGACGAGTTGACGATGAACCCGGTCGAGGTCTTCAACGTGCTGCGCGGCTCGCTGCGCTGGCCGGGGCTGCCGGACGCGGACTGTAAGTTCGTGGCGGGCAGCAACCCGGACGGGATCGGGCACCTGTGGGTGCGCGACTACTGGGGGGTGGACAAAGAGCAGGCGCTGCCGCCGGAGATGCAGACGCTGGCCGATCAGTTCGTGTTCGTCCGCGCGCTGCCGGACGACAATCCGCACCTCGACCAGGCTTACTGGGAGATGCTCGACTCGCTCCCGCCGGACCTGGCGCGCGCCTGGCGGTGGGGCGACTGGAACGTGTTTGTCGGGCAGGTGTTCGACCTGCGCCGCGGGCGGCACTTCATTGACCCGATCGAGCTGCCGCTCGCGTGGCCGCGCTGGCGGGCGGTGGACTGGGGGAGCGTGGCGCCGTTCGTGTGCGGGTGGTTTGCGCGCGACCCCGACCGCGGGCGGGTGTACGTCTACCGCCAGGTGCACGAGACGGGGCTGACCGACCGGCAGCAGGCGCGCTTGATTGTGGTCCACTCCCCGCCGAGTGAGAAGGTGCGCATCACGTATGCCGACCCGAGCATGTGGACGAAGAAGAGTCACGAGGACAAGACCTTCAGCACGGCGGACGAGTACCGGGCGGAGGGCGTGGCGTTGGTGGAGGCGGACAACGACCGGCTGACGGGCGTGCGCAAGGTGAAGACGTTGCTGGCCGACCTGCCCGACGGACTGCCCGGGCTGCAAATCTTCACCACCTGCACGGACCTGGTGCGCACGCTGCCGGCGCTGGTGCGCGACCCGGTGCACGTGGAGGACGTGGACACGGCCGGCGACGACCACGACTACGACATGCTGCGCTACGGGCTGACGAATGTGCGGCCCCCCACCCCGCGCCCGGTGGTGGTGCAGGTGGTGGACTCGATCCTGAAGCGCGCGCAGAAGAGCACCGGCCTGGGGAGCCGGGACCTGTGAGCCGCTATCCGAACATCGAGTCGGGCCAGCGCCTGCGCCTGCGCTGGAGACGGCAGGACTTGAAGATGGCCTGTTGTGATTGCGGGCTGGTGCACCGCTTCCGCTTCGACGTGAAGCGCGGCGTGCTGACCGTGCGCGGCTGGCGCGATAACCGGGCCACCGGCCAAATGAGGAGACGACGCCATGCCTGACAACAACATGTCGCCCGTGCCAGAAGACGACCCATTGATGAAAGCCTGGCAGGCTTACAAGTCCAGCCCGGAATACCTGAACTCATGGACTTGGGCGGGGGAAATCAAGCACCGGGATGGCTCAATGTGGGCCGCCTTTGTTCAGGGGTGGAACGCTGCCAAACAACACAGGCCGCCGAGCGCCTCGCACGAAGGCGAGAAGGATTTGTAAGATGCCTGACTACGATAAGGGCGACTTCGACGACATCCGCCAGACGTGCACGGCGCTGAAGGGCACGTACAGCGCGCGCGACACGCTCTACGAGGAGCTGCGGCGCATGGTGCACATGGAGTGGAGCGAGGCGCCGGGCGGCGACTGGATCAAAGAGACCATGTCGCCGAGCGCGTACAACGCCCTGATCGGGGCGGTGCGGCTGATGGTCTCGACCGAACCGCAGATCAACGTGCCCTTCGACGAGGCCCAGGCGCAGGCGAAGCAAGCGAGCGGCAAGATCGAGCAGGCCTGCAAGGCGATGTGGGCGGGGAGCGGGCGCATCGCCCAGCGGCCGGTGCACTACGAGATCGTGTTCAGCGCGCTCATGTACGCCGAGATCTGCGCGAGCGTGACGAGGACGGCCGACCTGCTGAAGGACGCCGAGGGGACGAAGGACCCGGCGCTCATCAAGCGCATGCAGCACGTCGCCAGCCGCACGCCGTATCTCTTCCAGGTCTACAACCCGGCCACCTGCTACGGCGACTTCGACCTGTACGGGCTGAGGGGGATGCTGCGCCGCACGGCCACGACCTGGGGCGAGGTGCTGGCCACGTGGGGGGCGCGCGCCGAGGCGGCGGTGGGCAAGCGCGCCGGCACCCTCAAGGCGCACGACGCGGTGACGCTGAGCGACTGGTACGACTGGCGCTACCGGGCGGTGTGGCTGGACGACGGCGACGACCCGATCCTGTGCGCCGAGCACGAGCTGGACTTCCTGCCCGTGGTGGACCAGATCGTGGACGGGACGATGCTGTTCACGCGGCCCGAGCTGCAGCGCTTCCCCCTGCTCTACGCCATGCACAAGTCGGGCTTGTGGAAAAGGGAGAACCTCGGCCTGACCGTGCTCTACTCCCTGATCCACGCATTGGGCAGCAACCCCTTGCTGGTGCAGGAGACGGACGACACCGACGCGCCCACGACGGTGGACCGCTCGATCCCGGGCGGGATCCTGAAGGTGCACAAGGGCGAGAAGCCGTCGGGGCTCCTGGAGAAGGTGGTGGACCCGTCGCAGTACCAGGGCCTCGAGCTGGCGCAGCGGCTGAACGAAGAGAGCACGATCCCGAAGATGGCGCTGGGCGCGCCGCCGCAGCAGGTGATGGCGTTCAGCGCGATCAGCCTGCTGGTGCAGTCCGGGCGGCTGCCGCTGACGGCGACCAAGCAGTTGGCGGGCGAGGCGATCGCGAACCTGCTCATCGCCGCGCTGGCCTGGTACAAGCAGGACCCGCCCGAGGGCGGCCCTTCGGCAGGCTCAGGGTTCTACGACTACGGCAAGGGGAGCTACCTCGAGCTGACGCCGGCCGATATCCCCGAGCGGCTGGCGCTGAGGGTGAACCTGGAGCCGGACCTGCCCACCGACAAGCTGCAGCTGGCCACCACGGGCGAGCGCCTGGTGGACACGGACCTGGCGAGCATGCGCTGGGTGCGCGAGAACATTTTGAGCATGGGCCAGAGCGAGGCGATGGACAAGGAAATCTGGATGGAGAAGCGGGTGCGCTTCGAGATCCAGCGGATGTTCAACCAGCTCAGCGCGCAGGATCAGTTGAAGGTGCAGCAGGCGGCGCAGGCGATGCAGATGCAAGCCCAGGCGGCGATGGCGCAAGCCGCCCCCCCGAGTCAGCCCCCTGCCCCCCCGACTCAACCCGGGCCGAGTGGTCCACCGCAGGGAGAGTCAGCGATTGCGCCGGCCGGGGCGGCCGGCCGCAACGCTGGCGGCGGAGGTCAGGCGGTATCTCCCTATCCTCCTGGCGGGGAGGTGACGGAAGGCCAGCCGCTGCAGGCGCCGCTGCCGGCGAGGTGGCAGGCGCGATAATCAGAAAGCGAGGACACGATGACCACAACACCGAGCGTTGGAAGAGTCGTACACTACGTCGCCTATGGCACACCGGGGGGCGAATACCCGGCGGGTGAGCACCGGGCCGCGATCATCACGCACGTGCACGACGAGACGCGTGTCAGTCTGTGCGTGCTCAATCCAACGGGGTTATTTTTCAATCAAGGTTGTCAACACGACGAGGCGGGTGAAAAGCCCGGCACGTGGCACTGGCCGGAGTACGTGCCCGACCACGCCGGGCAAGCATGATCAAGATCACCGACGTGCTGGGGGCGATGCTCGAGGCGCAGCTCAAGGCGGCCGAGTGGGAGGCGGAGTTCCAGGCGGCGTTCAACGGGCCGCTGAGGCTGGCGGCGCAGGTGCAGGCGTTCCTGGCGATGCCGCCTGAAGAGCGCGGACAGATGTCCGCGGACACCCACGCGCCGCTGGCTGAGCACGCGCGCCGGATGCAGCAACAGATGGGCGGGCAGAGGGAGGGCAGACACACAGGTCTGCCCCAACGGTCTGCCCCGACCGAGTCTACCCCGACCGAGTCTACCCCGACCGAGTCTACCCCGACCGAAGGAGGCTAACATGCCCGCAGGAGTCAAACCCTACAAGCCCAAGCCGAAGGGACGCCCGGCGCAGAGCGTGCCGCGCGCGGCGGCCGCGGCTGAAGCGGCGAAGCCCAAGCTCCCGGCCTACGTGGCCTCACGCCGAGGCGGGCCCCCGGCGGCGGCGGCCCCCCCGACTCCGGCTGCCCGGCCGGTGACGCAGTTCGGCAGCACCTACCAGGGCGGGCTACCGCTGTACGCCGCGCAGCGCCAGGGCGCGCCGGGCGCCTTCGGGATGGCGACGCAGCCGCTCACCATGAGCACGCTCCCGATGTACCCGGCGCTGCGGCAGAACCTGCCGGGGGCGTTCACCCAGGCAGCGGCGGGCTTGCCCGCGTACGTCCCGCGCTACTCTCCCTACACGGGCCACATCCCGCCTTACGGGCAGGCTCGCCCCCCCGTGCGCCAGGGCGTGATGAACAAGGGCGTCCAGGCGGTGACCGCCCGGCCGTACGTGGAGGTGCTGCCCCCCGAGGAGGAAGCGGCCTACGCCGCGCCGGAGGCGGGGGCCTACTACCCCACCGACTACGGCGCGGGCTACGAGGACACGGGCGGGGGCGGGTATGGCGGCTATGGCGGGGGCGGCGGAGGGGGTGAGTACCCGCCGCGCGAAGTCCCGCCGTGGTATTACGGGCTGATCAGTTGGAGGTTCTAGAAGGCTGAAGGCGGTAGGCAGAAGGCAGTGACCATCCGACGCTTTGATCCACGCGCACGCGAAGCGCAGATGCGGCGACGGCGGGGACAGCCGCGCGTCGTCACCCCGCACGCCCCGACCGCCCCACTCCCGGAGCCACAGCGCCCCATCCAGAGATTTGCCCCCCCGACTCCCACGGGGGGGCCGGCAGGGACACCCGGGCAGGCAGGGACACCCGGGCAGGCAGGGACGCCTGCCCTTGCGGCACCCGGCGCGGGCGAGTACCAGGGCACGGGCGCGGACGTGGGGCTGGACTACCACGTGAAGGACGGCAAGCTGTTCGTGCGCTCGGACAGCTGGCCGGTGACGCGCGGGATCAGCCGCTCGGAGTACGACGCGCTGGTCTCGACCTACCAGCCGCCGGGCACGGGGGAGATGGGCAGACACGCAGGTCTGCCCCAACAGTTGGCCCAACAGTTGCCCCCCGAGCAGCAGGGGCAGGAGTTCGGGCTGCCGCCGGGCGGGCCGGAGACGCTGCGCGGGAAGTTCGCCAGCTTCATGGGTTCGCCGCTGGGCACGGTGGCAAAGAGCGCACCGATGGCGTTCCTGGGTGGTGTGCTCGGCTTCAGTGTCGGGGGGCCGGTGGGGGCCGCGGTAGGTGCAGCCGCAGGCGGAGTCGGGGGGGCAGCACTCAACTACTACCAGGAGCAGGAGCTCGCCAAACTGTCGGCGGCCTACGGGTTTGCCGAGGCGCAGCGGCGCTTCGACGAGGAGAACGTGGTGGGCCAGGCGCTGCACTGGATGGACTTTTTGCGCGGGGGACTCGAACAGGTTGTCGGCACAGCGGAGCAGATCGGAGGGGCAGCGCTCGCGCCAGAGAAGTACGGCACGCCGGAGGAGGTGGCGCGCAACCTGGGCGCGGCGTGGAAGGCGGCGCGGGTTACCTACGAGTCGGGGACCGAGGAGTCCCGGGCGGCGGCGGTGGCGGGCGCGGGGATCGGGTTAGTGGGTGGCGTCCCCGGCATGACGATTGGCGCAGCGCTGGGGCACGTGGGCGGGGCAGCGCTCTCGGCTCTCCAGGGAAACGAGCGGGTGTGGGTGGACTACGACCTGCCCGAAGCCAACGGTGGATTACTCGCGCTGGTCGAGGCGCGGCGGGCCATTGCATCGGGTAAGGACGAGTACGCCGTGTTCACTGAGATGCAGGCGCGCTATGGCGTGGGGGGCCAAGTGACGGAATTGGTCAGCGGCCTGATCGCCGACCCGCTGAACTTCACCAGCGCAATCGAGTCGAGCGGGATCGGTGTGGTGGGCCGCATGCTCGGCGATGCGGAACTGGTGCGGGCGGTGGAGCTGACGCGCCAACATCCCGGGCTGATCGGGGCGACGCGGGCCTACAAGAACCTGCTGCTGATGAAGCCAGTGCGGGAGGGGTTCCAGGCCGGGCAGGACCTGTCCCGCTTGCAGCGGCTGGTGATCGGGCAGGAGCTGCTGGGGCTGGCGGCGACGGGGGAGTACAAGCCGCCGAAAGGGATCGCGGGGCTGTGGCACCTGACGCCCGAGAGCCTGGCGCGCGAGCACGTGTTCCGCGCGAACGACACGCTGGGGACGCTGCTCTCGCGGCTCCCCAACGACGAGACGCTGGCGGACAACGTCGAGCGCATGGTGAGCGGGTTCAAGCACGCCGACCCGGACAACGTGCCGGCGGACTTCCCCGAGGCCGGGCGGATGGGGGCCAGCATCGAGGGGCGGGTGGTGCAGCGCTCGATCAACGAGGGCGCGATGCGGGACAAGGTGGCAGCCTGGCGCGCGACGGCGCCCGAGCGCCAGCTCCTCGACGACCTGGCGGCCGCGACGGGCGATCCTTCGACAGGCTCAGGACGCAAGGCGGTGCTGGCGCGCATCGGCAACGGGGAAGCGGACGCGCTGCTGAAGGAACTGCGCGCTGCTTCGACAAGCTCAGCAGGCCCAGAGGGGGCAGCGCTGGCGGCGAAGCTCGACGACGGCTCGCTAAACGCCGAGGTGCTCAGCGGGATGCACAAGTCGTTTACCGAAGACCTGATTCCCTACACGCCGGAGATGCTGAAGGCCTCCGTGATGGAGGGGCTGATCGAGGGCGCGGGGGCGTGGGCGGCCAAGACCTTCGGGGTCAAGGGCCAGGACTTCTTCGGGCGGCTGGCGCAGGCGGTGAAGGGCGTGGAGTCGGTGGCGCTGCTCGGGCTGAACGTCTCCTACCCCATCCGCAACTTGTGGAACGGCGAGCTGACCGCGATTGTGGACGGGGTGTGGGGGCTGCGCGGGATCGCGGGCATCGAGGCGGAGTGGGAGCGGCTGGGCGTGCGCCCGGCGCGGGCGGTGGCCGGCATCGGCATGGCGGACATCGGCGAAGAGTTCACGGTGGGCGCGGTGGGCGAGCGGGCGGTGGCGGCGGGGCTGGCCCCGATCCAGAAGGCCGAGCAGACGACGGGCATCCTGGCCGAGATCCGAAACTTCACGAAAGACCTGGGCGAGAAGCTGCCGCCGACTCACTACGCGCAGGAACTGGAGAAGTGGCAGGGGGCGCGCGCCTATTACGAGGGGTGGAGGCAGATGTGGTCGCAGGCCTGGCGCAAGGACGTGTCCATTCCGCGCCTGCCGCCGACGATCGAGTCGGCGCTCGCGGGTGTGGACCCGCGTCTGCCCGATTACCTGTACGCGGCGGCGGAAGCGGGCTACACCCCGGCGGAGATCGCGGCGCAGGTGCTGACCCAGGCGCCGGCGCCGCTGGTGCAGCAGTTCTACGGCGAGGTGGCGCGCACGGTGGGGATCGGGCGCGCGGACATGGCGCGGCTGATGGCGCTGGACGGAGTCGGCGATACGCTCAACGCCGAGCTGGCCAAGCTCGGGCCGAAGGCGCAGCCGCGCGACGTGCGGCGCGTGTTCGAGGGCGTGCGCAAGCAGGCGGCCAAGTCCATCGCCGAGCAGATCCGCCAGGAGACCGCCAACATCACCGAGCGCGCGGCGTCGGTGCCGGGGACGGAAGGCGCGCTGGGGGTGCTGAACATCACCGACGAGATCGAGACCGACCTGTACAACACCTTCCTGCGCCACACGCAGAATCTGGACCGGCGCTGGGCGGAGGTCTTCCGGGAGGGCAAGCCGAAGGGCGCCGTCATGCGCGCGATGTTCGCCGAGGCGGACGAGGTCTGGACGAACTACCAGGCGCGCGAGGTGGCCGCCTACCAGGGCCTGGCCGACGGGATGTCGTCGGCGAACCTGGGGCTGGCCGACGAGTTTATCCCGACCGTGAAGGCGAAGCAGGCGGCGATCCGGAGTTGGAACGAGGCACGCACGCGCAGGCTGCGCGAGTTCTTCGACCGCGACTGGAGCGGGGCGGCGCCGGGAGAGCGCACGGCCGCCTGGAACGAGACGACGGCGGCGCTCGACCGGGCCTACTTCGAACTGGCCGAAGATTTGAACAAACGGCAGACGGCGATGGACGAGTACCTGGTGGCCGCCTACCGGGCACGCTCGGGGGATCAGGTGGCGAATGGGGTGCAGGCCTGGCGCGAGGCGGTGCGGAAGTTCAACCGCGACGACATGGCGCGCGTGCGCGCGTTCCGGCAGGAGGTGCGCACGCTGCCGGACTACCAGCAGGCGAAGGCCTGGACGGACTTCCACGACGAGCGACTGCGGCGGCGCTGGGAGGCGACGCAGGCGCTGATCAACGCGCGGCGCTCCATCGGACAAGCGCCCGCACCGGATGTTCAAAGGGTGGCGCAACCCATTCCTGTTGCGGAGGCTGCACCGATTGCGCCTGAAGGTGCAGCCCAGGCGGCCCCGCCGGTGGCAGTAGCGGCTGCTCCGGCGGCGGCTGCCCCGACACCGGAACGCGGCCTGACGAGAAACTTCAGGGCTGGCACAAATGACGCTTCCATGACCTTCGAGTCGGCCATGCAGCGCGATCTCTACGACCTGGCCGCCCAGGACAGAAAGTTCATTCGAGACGAGGTCGTGGACGTTCCAGCGTTAAAAAGTTCGAGAGAGAGCCTAGCTCGCCGTTTGGGGGTGAGCGAATCAGAGACGATCCAACTGGCGTATCGGGTTCATGACGACGTGCGGGGTCAGATGAAAGGGGTGCAACATCTGGAGACGCGCACCTTGGTGGACAACATCACGCCTACCCCGCCTGATGTGCAGCGCGTCGTCGAGCACGTGACGGCGGCGCTCGACGAGGCGGAGAAGGCAGCGGCGCTGCAGCCCGATCTCATTGGGGAGCCAGGCGTGACGCTGAGTCGGGCGGGCTTCCGGGCGCAGCTGGTGGACTCGTTCCCCGAGGTGACGGCCTCGCAGATTGACACGACGCTGGCGCTGACGGACGCGCGCGCGCGCACGTGGGCGCGGGACACCGGGCGGCCCTGGCAGGAGTGGTACGAGACGCACCTGCGGGGCGTGCGGAAGGGCGCGCCGGAAGAAGGGGCCTTGTTCCAGGCGGCCGAGATCAAGCGCCTGACCAAAGCCGAGGCCGACCTGTACCTGCTGTGGCGCGAGCAGGGCGTGCGCGAGTCGGCGATGGAGGCGCGGCTGACCGGGCTGCGCGCCGAGACGCTGCCCGAGGGCCTCACCCCGCGCGAGCGCACGCTGGCGACTGCCTACCGCAGCGCCGTGTCCGAGGCCCAGCGCCTGCACCCCGAGGCATTGAACCTGTATCAGACCGGGCTGCCACAAGGGGCAGCCCCTACATTGGCGGGCCGGCACAAGGGCGCGGTGGAGTTCCTGGCGGACGGGCGGGCGATCCTCCGCGCGCTGGAGGGGCCGGACGTTTCGACGCTGGTGCACGAGGTGGGTCACATCTTCCGGCGCGACCTGCCCGAGGCGGAGTTGCGAGTCGCGGAGAGCCACTACGGCGTGGAGGGGGGAGAGTGGAGGGTGGAGGCGGAAGAGTCGTTTGCGCGCGACTTCGAGCGGTATCTCGGGACGGCGCAGGCCCCGACGCCGGCGCTGGTGCGGGTGTTCGAGCGGCTGCGCGACTGGCTGCGGGAGATCTACGCCTCGGTGGCGAACTTCATCCACCCGGTGGACGAGCCGATGGCGGGGGTGTTTGACCGGCTGCTGGGAGGGGAAGGCGCCCCGACGGCTGAGCTGAGGGCCGTCAGGCTGCCGGTCGAGGCGGCGCGCACTCCGGGGATGGAGATCACGCTCAACCACAACCAGGCGCTGGCAGGCGGGCGGGTGTGGGCGGACAAGGTGGGCGTGGAGGGGGCCGAGGTGCTGGCCGACTTCCCGGAGGCGGTGCGCGTGCGGCTGCCGGGTGGGGAGGAGTACCCGCTCACGCGCGACCTGATCACCCACGCGGAGGTGCCGGAGGGGAGGGTCGAAGCGCCCACCGCCCCGGCCGCCGAGGCGGCGCCGCTGCCGCCCGAGGAGCAGGCCAGGTTGAACACGGCGCGCGAGGCGGCCACGAAACTGCTGGCGGACGCCAAGAAGAAGCAGCGCAAGGCCAACAAGCTCTGGCGGCAGTTGTTCAAGGAGCAGCGGGCGGATCCGGAGGGCGCGCTGCTGGGTGAGATGAACCGGTTGCGGCAGGAGGCGGCGAGCGAGACGCAGCAGGCGCTGGCGACGGCGGAGACGACCGGGCCGGTCGTCTCTACAGACGTGGACCCGAGCGTGCGCGCGGCGCGGGCGGGCCTTCGACAGGCTCAGGCCGCGCTGGAGGGGTCAGGGTTGGCGGACGATATCGGCGTGGCGGTGGAGGAGCTGGCGGCGCTGAAGAGCGAGGGCATGTATACGGTGAGCGAGTATCTGACCCAGTCGCCGCCGTTGACTCCCTTCCAGAAGAGTCTGTTGGCCGACCTGGGGAGCGCGCGCAGCGCGGACGAGGTGGCCGGGTGGGTGCGGAACTACGCGGAGGGCGTGGAGCGTGGGGCCAGCGGCTGGGAGCAGGCGAAGCGTGGAGGGGTGAGCGTGGAGCGTGAAGCGACGACACTCTTCCAGGACGACGCGCTGCCGGGTTTCGACTCTACGATCCGCGCGCAGGCGGGCGGGGGCGACGAGTTCCCGCTGCCGAACGGGAAGCGCGGGGTGCTGCTGGGGCGGGCCGACGACGGGGCCTGGCTGGTGCGGGAAATTGAATCGGGCGTGGTGCACCGCGTGCCGGGGGCGGGCACGCAGGCCCGCCCCTACCTGCCGCCGGGGACGCTGGACGACCTGACGGGGGGCGGGCCGCGGCCGCACGCGCAGGCGCGCGAGGAGGCCTGGTACGACCGGATGCTGCCGGCGCTGGACGAATTGCAAAAGCGCACGGAAGAGTCGGTGCGGCGGGGCGTTGTCCGCGGGGTGGGCACGGAGGCCCACGCCCAACTGCCGCCCGAGGTGCAGGCCGGGGTGCGCGACTGGCTGAACGACATGGGCGGGCAGATGTCGGAGGCCAAGCGCTTCGCCATGAAGTGGGGGGAGTTCAAGCGCGACGCGGCGCTGTTGAACTACTCGCGGCGCTACGGCTTCGACAACGCGCTGGGGCTGGCGATGCCCTACGAGTTCTGGGTCACGCACTCGATGCTCCAGTGGGCGGCGCGCGCGATCGAGCGGCCGGCGCTCTTCGCCAATTACTACCGGATGCAGAAGTTCCTGAGCACGTCGGTCTCGCAGCCGGGCTTCCCGTCGCGGCTGGAGGGGCGGGTGAAGATCCCGCTGCCGTTCCTGCCGGAGTGGATGGGGGGCGGGATGTGGGTGGACCCGATGCAGTTCGGGCTGCCGCTCAACCAGTTCTTCCAGCCCTGGGAGCAGCTGCAGATGGCCACCACGAAGACGGAGAGCCGGGCGCTGCGCAAGCTCGAGGAGATGCTCCAGGAGGGGCAGATCAGCCAGGCGGAGCACGACGAGGCGCTGGCCGAAGCGAACGCGAACGGGCCGCTGGCGTATTTGCTGAACACGCTCAAGTCGCCGACCCTGAAGCGCGCGGTGCAGCTGGCGATGGCCGACGACGCGAACCTGAAGTTCGACGGGGTGGATCTCGCGAGCCTCGTTGTCTCGCCGCACCTGCCGCTGCAGTGGGCGTACCAGGCGCTGCGCGGGACGCCCGAGCGCATCCAGCCGTTGCCGGGGACGCGGCAATTGAAAGCGCTGACGGCGGCGCTGGGGATCGGGCCGGCGGGCGGCGTGAACGTGGAGGCCGGGCTGCGGCGGAAATTGAATCTGCCGATCTTCGACCAGTGGGAGGACTACCGGGTAGACCGCGAGCTTTCGAACATGGCGGCGGAGGGGCTGATCACCCCCAAGCAGGCGAGCGCGGCCATGATCGAGCGCGCCGGGCCGGTGTTCGAGACGGCGCAGCGCCGGGCGGCGCAGGTGGGCGGGTTCGGGACGATCACGGGCATGATCTTCGGGACGACGGCGGGCGTGTACCCGGAAGGGGAGGAGCGCCAGCGGCTGCTGGGCGAGCTGCTGACGGCGGCGCACGCGGCCCAGGACGACGGCGACGTGGACGCGCTCAGCCGCTTCTTCGAGCAGCACCCGGAGTACGAGGCCAGGCTCGCGCTGTACGACAAGCCCGAGGAAAGAGTCCGGAACTTCCTGATTGACCAGGTGTGGACGGGCTACACCGCGCTGCCGGAGATCTACCGGCGGCAGATCGTGGCCGCCTTCGGCGCCGACTTCAGCGACGCCTTCCTGGACAAGGAAACGCGCAGCTACACGTCCATCCCGGTCGAGACGCTGGCGACGTGGGCGCGCACGCTGGGGCAGTACGTGCCGCGCCAGCTCGAGGGCGACCCGCAGCGGCTGGAGTTTGCGCCGCCCGAGGTGGCGCAGGAGGCGGAACAGTTCTACGCCGAGCGCGAGCGCTTCGAGATGGACTGGGTGCGCGCGCTGCAGGAGGCGTACTACGCCATCCCCGAGCACGCGCGCGCGACGGACACGCCGCTGCCGCCCGAGCTGGACGCCTTCTACACGTCGCGCGATCAGCTCTTCCCCACCATCGGCGACCTGCAGGACGCCTATTTCAACCTGCCCGAGGTGGCGCAGACGGCGGCGCGCGACCAGCTCTTCCCCGGGATCTTCGCCACGCAGGACGGTTACTTCGCGCTGCCGGCCGGCAAGGAGCGCCGGGCTTACCTGGGCGCGCACCCCGAGCTATCGAGCTACTGGGATTGGAACAAGTCATACAAGGCCGAGCACCCGGAGGAGCAACTGCGCAAGCAGTTCCGGGCGCAGTTCCCGGAGCTGGAGCGCTACTGGAGCTGGCGCGACGCCTGGAAGCGCGGCCACCCGGCCGAGGCGCGCTACCTGGACGAGGACGTGCCGAGCGCGCGCAGCGCTTTCGTCCAGCAGCACCCCGAGCTGGCGGAGTATTGGGACTGGCGGCGGGGGTGGCTGGCGGCGCACCCGGTGAGCGCGCCGTGGATCACGGAGCAGACGCCGCCCTCCCTCACCCCCAGCCCATCTCCCGAGGGGAGAGGGGAGTCGGCGACCGAGCCGCCGAAGATACTGGGCAGCCCGGAGATGCAACTGCTGGTGACGGCTTACCTGTTCGCGGACGAGCCGCTGCCCTCGGCGGCGCGGCTGGTGCTGCAACAGGAGTTCGAGCAGCAGGGGCAGAGGCCAGGGCGCACAGATGGACGTGGCAACTTCGACCAGTGGCTCGTGGAGATCATGGCCTACGGGGGCAGCCTGGGCGGGGAGGCGCTGAGCTACGGGGGCGGGCAGCCGTGGACGTATCCGGGGAGGCCGCCGGCAACCGGGCAGGCACGGAGTCCTGCCCCAACACGGAGTCCTGCCCCAACACGGAGTCCTGCCCCAACACGGAGTCCTGCCCCAACGGCGGCAGCCCCAACTGGCAACGCGGCGCCGAACCCGTACGCGACGACGGCGCAGGGAGGCACCGAGGGGGTGATGGCGTGGGCGGAGATGGCGGCGCAGTACGGGGGCGAGGCGGGCGTGCCGGCGGAGTTCATCCTGGCGCTGATCAAGGCGGAGAGCAACGGCAACGCGCAGGCGGTGGGCGACGCGGGCCACAGTGTCGGTCTCTTCCAACTGCACGACCGGGGCGTGGGGGCGGGGTACACGGTCGAGCAGCGCTATGACCCGGCGCTGCAGTTCAGCCTGATGATGCCGCGCATCGCGGCGGCCTATAATGCGGGGGTGGCGAAGGGGCTGAGCGGGCGGCAGCTGGCGATGTACGTCGGGCAGCAGGCCGAGCGCCCGGCGGCCTCGGCGGTGCCGAGGTATGGGGTGGCGTACGATCAATTGATGGGGGCGAGATGAGCGGGTGTCAACGGATGGGCAACGGATCAGCGGATGAAGAACACCGGGGAGTCCGTCGGCGAGCCTTGTCCCGGGCAGCCGGGGGACTCCCCACCGCGCGTGCCACGATTGTAACATAGAAGGATGTCTATATGGCAGATCCCGAGAGAG